TTAAAGGAATTTTATGTAGTAACGTGGAAGAGACATAACTTTTAAATGCTGTGCGATTAGGGAACGCATCAAAAGAAGTTTGTAACGGTTTTAATATTTTTTGCTCAAATGTAAAAGGTTTTATATTAGTTAAATTATTTCTACTAATAAATAATCTTCTCAAAGCTGATACGTCATAACCACTAACGTTAGATATTACTTTAATATCCTCAGCTGTTTTCATTACTTTACCTAGAACAGTGTATAAGATATCCTCTTCAGAACCGTAAATAGAATAATCTGTATCCTCATACAGACTAGGTACCATGGTCTTAATTACGTCTATGTAATTATGCTTATAGTACTTTCTATTTCTACGTTTACCTACGCTTCCTATCCCAGATTTCTTTTCCATTTTATACGTACTCTACTGTAAACTCTACGTTGTTTAATTGTATGATTTCATTGATATCTAATTTTATATCATCAGTTAGATTAGTTAATTTAGAAAACCTAACTTCAGGTATTTCAAATAATAGTC